TCAGACGGGCTTCAAAACGTTTTTGCCCACATTTTGCCCACATTCTTCCACGCCCGTCTCCACCTGCACGGCGGCATCGAGCAGACGGGCCACGTCCATAAGGTCGCTGTCGAACAGGTCCGCGTACACGTCCAACGTCATCGAGGCATTCTTGTGGCCCAGCATCCGCTGCAGCGCCTTGACGTTCGCGCCCGCATGCACGGCCAACGAGGCGGCGGTGTGACGCAGGTCGTGAGGCACCGGCCAATCGTCCCGCTTCCAGCCCAGACGGGTGAGCGTGTGCGTCCACCATCCCGTCTCGCGGGCGAGGCTCTGCTTGCGGATAGGGCCTCCACGCACGTCACGGAACACGCGCTCCTCGTGTTCGCGTTGCTCGCATATCGGTTTGAGCGCGTCCATGACTATGCGGGGCATGGGCACGTCACGGCGTTCGTGGTTCTTCGGGGTGCCCTCGGCCCATTTGGCGTTGACGTATACGAGGTTGCGGCGCACGTGCAGTATGCCGGCGTCGAAGTCGAGATCGCGTCTTTGTAATCCGGCCGCTTCGCCCCATCTCAGCCCGCAGAAGCCCAATAGCAGTATGAGCGCCCGGCGCTCCTCTCCCAGCTTCCGGCAGTTCGACGCTTCGTTGGCGAGTGCCAGCAGTCTGGTAATGGTCAGGTAGATGCGGCGATCCTTGCGTTTGGGGAGTCTCGGCAGTTCGATGCCGTCGCACGGGTTGGAGGAGATGAGCTTGTCCCGCACAGCCATGCTGCATATGCCCTGCATGATCTGGTATGGGCGGCTGACGGATGGTGCGCCGGACTTATCGATTATGCTTCCGACCCATGCCTGGACTTCGGCGTGTGTGATGCTGCCTATCTGCCGTTCTGCCCATTTGGCCTCGCAGTGGCATTTCCATGCGCTGTCCATGTTGGAACCCGAAGTCGCCTTCCAAAACGGCTTCTTTTCGGCAATCCACTGGTCATGCAGCGTGCCTATGCGTTGTTTGCCGCCTTCCGGGTCGATGTAGCTGCCGGTGGCCTTGGCTATGGTGACGTGTTCCGCAGCCCACGTCTCCGCGTCAATCTTGCGGCGGAAGCCCCTCTTGTCGGTTTGCGTGCCGTCGGGTTTCCGATAGCGGACTCGATACCTGTTTTCGCCTTTGGCCGTCCTGTATCTGGTGATGTTCGCCATGATTTTTTCACTCGCTCATACTTGTTTTCGGTTTTAACGTGTTTTAACTGGTATTAATGTGTTTTAATGAGATTTGACGGATAACAGGGAAATTAATAAAATATTCTCTTTACGCCAAAATCGGAAAGGAGACGGCCATGACCATGACCGATACCGGCGTGAAGCCGATTCCGGCATACGTGCCGCCCGAGGACGGCAAGCCACGCAACGCCGTGGACGAGAAATGGATGAAGCTGACCCGCAGCGCCCGCCATTACATGGAACGCAGGGCAAAGGCCCGGAAGGAAACCATCGATGGGTCTGAAGCTCGTCATTGAGCGCGAATGCTCCAGAGACCATCAGACGGCCCTCAGGCAGTTCCTGTGCTGTGAACCTGGAGGCCCCGAATGGGCGATGGACCCGCAACGCTACATACGTGACCTCAGCGTGCGCAAGACCCCGAAGGGGATCATGCGCACGCTTCTTGTCGTATCCGGAGATATTCCCCTGCATGATGACGTGGTCGGCTTCTGCGAATACGGCGTAGCCGTGGAAACGACCGATGAGCATGAGGGCGTCTACCAGATCTCGTATATCGCCACCGCTTTGAAGGTGCGTGGCACACATCTCGGAGACACTCTGCTCTCCTCGGTTATCGTGCGCCTGCGTGACGATGCCTGGCGTTTCAACCGCACGCCACTCGTGCTCACCCAGGTGGATCCGCGCAACAAGCCCAGCATGGACCTGTTCACACGATTCGGATTCATGGACGAGGGGCCGGATCCCGACGACCCGGAATACCATCTGCTGTCCCTGGAGTTTACCCCGCAGGAGCGCGGAAACTACTTCGGCAGCACACTCGCGTTCTTCTGACATTTCGGGTATAGCTCCGCCAGGCCTATCGGCTATGATAGGTAGGCGAAGCGTCCTCCTTTCTGATAAGCAAGCTGGTCGATGTTTCACACGCCCTGCCGATGTTCCAGATCGACAGGGCAATTCTTTTTCTATCGATTGACCACGTAATTCGGGTCGGTGACTATATAGGAGTAGTTGTCCTCCCCGCCGGTGCCGGAATACACGTCTCCGACGTCGCGGAATGCTATGGCAACCATCTTCGCGTCCAATGGAACCTGGAACGGATAGGTGACCGTGCTGGTCAATCCCGGCTGGAGCTGGGCGTTGCACTCGGGGTTGCCTTCGACCTGATACAGATTCTTGATGGGCGTGTATTTCTGGTTCTTCGAGTTCAACGCGACTATCTCATAGGGGTAGCTGCAGGTGATGTCCATCGGACTGCTGGTGTTGTTCGTGACCTCCACCTTGGCCACCCAGTACTTGGTGTTCGCGTCCGGTGTCTTTGGCCCGTATTGGCCGTTGCTGCATCCGTCGCCGCATGTGTCGAAGCTGATGGTGGGCTGTTCGCCGGCTTCGAGGACCTTCATTTCGACGCCGCCGCTGACGGCGGTCTCCCCCGTGCCCGAAGCGTCGGTGTTGGATCCCGTGTCGTTGGGATCTTCCTGGGGGTTGAGTTTTTCGTTCGCGTCGGCTAGCTGCGCTTTGACGGAGTCCAATGATGTATTGAGGTCTTGGATGTCCGACTTCTGCTGGTTGATGATGGGCGTGGCGTACAGGTACATGCCTCCGAGTCCGCCGGCTAGTCCCACGACCAGTCCTATGGCTGCGGCGATGGCGATGACGGCCGCCGTTGGGAGCTTCTTCTTCGGTGCCGGCGTTGGCGCGGATGGTGCTGCTGCGGGCTGGCTATCCTGCGTTGCCGGCGGCTGCTGTGCCTGCATGGGGGTTGGCTCGGTCACGGTTCTCTTCTTTCTTCTAGGCGGCCACACTGTCGTGCAGCCAGTTCTTGTAATCTTCTATGACTTGTACGGTCACGTTGAGTTCGGCGGCCATCTGATAGGGGTTGCCGTCGTACATTCGTTCCGCCAAGGCGTATTCGGCTGAGTTGATGAGCAGCATGGCGGTCTCGCGCCGGCAGCGCCGCTCGTTTTTGCCGCCGAGGCAGCCGTGGGTGGTGTCGTCGCCGTGTTGCCAGTGGACGAGCTCGTGGACGAGGGCGCAGCGTTTGCGCGTGTAGGTGATGCGCCGGTCGATGAGCACGGTGTTCGTGGACAGGCAGTAGACGCCGTCCAATTTGCCGGGCAGGCGGGCGCTGGCCACGTGCAGGTCGGGTGCGACAGTGTACAGGGCCATGCGCATCTGCCCGTAGCTCATGCGCGGCGACAACGGCAGGCCGGTCATTTCTGGTCCAATCCTCTGGCGAACTTCTCGAAGTCGGACAATTGGTCGGGGCTTGACTGGTTGTATCGTGCGAGTTCGGCCCGGGCTTTCACGTCGGCCTGTTTGCGGGTGACCTTGCCGATGTCGGGCATGAGCGGGCCTCCGGTCAGTTGGATGTAGGTGTTGACGAGTTGCAGGCATTCGCTCATGGTGGTGGTCTGCATGTTCTCGATGCGGCTTTCGATCATGTCGAGGAACCCGCTGGACAGCCGGTTGAGCTTGTTGATCTCGTCCTCGCTGAGATAGTTCTTGGCGATGGTCACGTCGGACGAGTGAATGCGCCCGTCCGGCGCGTCCTTCCATGTGGTGAGTCCCATGTGGGGCTTGCCGGCGTCGGCGCGTTCGTGGATGATTTCGGGTGCGGTGTGCTGGGTGACGGCGTAGTGGAACCGGTTCTGCACGTTCTTGTAAAAGGTGCGCACGATGGGCGCGTCCTTGTCGTAGTCGGTGCAGATTTCCTGGAACACCTCGCAGATCTGCACGTAGAAGCGTTTCTCGCTGGCGCGGATGTCGCGGACACGTTGGAGCAGTTCGTGGAAGTAGTCCTGGCCGAACGGTCGCCCGTTCTTGAGCATGTCGTCGTTCAAGGCGAACCCCTTGATGACGTATTCCCTGAGCACGCCGGTGGCCCAGATGCGGAACTGGGTGGCCTGCTTGCTGTTGACACGGTAGCCGACCGCTATGATCGCATCGAGATTGTAGAAGGCGACGGTGCGTCTGACGTTGCGACTGCCTTCTTGTCGAACTGACAAGAAATCCTTGTGAGTTGATTCTTCCTGCAGCTCGCCCGTTTCATAGATGTTTTTCAGATGCAGACTTACGTTCTGCTGGCTGGTGTCAAACAATTCTGCCATGCCGGACTGTGGCATCCAGAACGTGTCGCCCCAGTACGACACCTGCACGGGCACGTTGCGCCCGTCCGCCTGGTACAGGACTATCTCGGCCTGCTGGTTATTTGAATCATCCATGATTCAAAACCTCTTTCTCTAAAACGTGTCGAATTCGATGACTTTAAACAGGGTCAAAATCGACCCCCTTTTTTCCGATTCCCTCGAATTCGAGGGAATTACGCTGGTTCGTCCCCATCACCGTCATACTTGTGTTCGTCTTCCAGGGCAACGATGTCCATGTCTCCTCGATGGAGTTTCTTGAGTGTTTCGTCTATTCGCGCCTGCTCATCATCAACAAGGCGCTCGCCAGCGAGCGCAGTCTTGCATTCTCCCATTTCCTCGATAAGTCGCCGGTAGGCTGCGTTGAAGACTTCGCGCGGGTCTACGCCGAGCAGTTCGCAGGTGTTGATGAGCGCTTCCATCGGCATTGACGGCTTGGCGTTCAGCCAACGGGAGTACCCTGACTTCGAATGTCCTAATTTTTCAGCGACATCGGCCTGGGATGTCTCATGGCGCGCAAAGCTTGCCTTTAGCTCTAACCCAATTAACTGGGAAAAGCGATGGCTTCGTTCATCTTGAATCTTGCTCATGTGAGTACTTTACATCTCATATAAGGCAATTGCAATTCATAATTTGCAACATGATTGCACATTTGTGACACGCCGGCATTGACAGTAATCGAACTTGGCTATAGCGTTGCTCACATGAGCAATGTTAATGCATGGGTCGGCAATCGTGTCGATGAAAAAATTCGCGAAAAAGGCATGACGAAGCGATTCGTGTCGGAGAAGTCTGGCATGCCCTACTCCAGTCTCAACAGCAAGCTCAAGGGGTACCGAGGCTTCGACCTTGATGACATCCTTGCGCTCGCCGAAGCCATCGGAGAATCCCCGTCGGAACTCCTGCCGCCACAATTCACCAAAGACGTTCCAGCGCTCGCCGAAGGAGAGGTGAAGTGATGGGCAATGACATCTCCGTCGTGGAACTACGTTCAATGAACAACGATCAGATTCACCGTTTTGCCGCGCTCGTCAACGAACCGGAAAACACTCTGGCGAACATGTCGGACGACCCGGTGCGTATCGAGACATACCCGGGAATCGGCCCGCAAATCATTTCCTATCGGAAAATCGTGCGAATTGACGATAATGTGCTTGCCGCCTTGTTCAGTGCAGATACTGAGGAGACGGCTTCGTCACCGAATGACGCTCCCCGGATTCACCCGGAAGGGACCAGGTGATTCTGATGTCGGCATACCCGTCCTCGCACATAATCGCCTTCTCCATGAACATGAACCCGATGGACGATCCCTTGGATATATTCCCCAGCTCGTATTCCTTGCCGCTCGAAAGCACCACCCGAACGTCATGGGCATCAAAGGCGTTCTCGTTCGCGACGGCATACTTGAGGTTCTGCACTTGGTATATGTCCCACTTCGGGACACTGGCGGTCTCCTCGGCCAACCGGGCCTGCGTACGCTGCGCGGCAAGCTGTCCACGCAACGCATCGGCTGAATCCTCAACCGTCTTGACCTGCGCGCGAAGCGCATCCGCCGAATCATTCGCGGCCTTCAATTGGCCTTTGAGCACCTCAAGCTGGGCATCGAACTTCTCCTGCGCATCCTTGGCCTCACGTTTCGCGGCTTTGCCCTCCAGACATTTGGACGTGAACCACGCCACCGGGGAGAGCACGATTCCCAGAACCGTGATCGCCAAGTCCATCCAGGCTGTCGGGTTCTGCGCGAAATCCCCCTGTATCAGATTCCACAACCATGTGACCATCATCGACTTCTTTCTCATAGGAGCATTCATGATGAATCTACCGCATCATGCGTCCCATCGTCCCATCCGCACCGCAACCATTCCGGCGCTCGCCGAAAGCGAGGTGAAGTGATGACTGTGTTCATCAGTGTCGCAGCCGCATCAACCAATCTCGTGGTTTCGTTCATCCTGCTGATTGTGGAGCTCCACAATCGCCGGGAAATCAGAAGGGTGTCCCGTTACGCCGAAGCACATTATGGAACACCCTCGTTTGCCCGGAACGTCCGCGAACCTACTTCTGAGAAACGCGTTTCTGGAAGTTCTTGTATTCATCGGAGCCATCATCATTGACCACGACGGATACGGATGATTCCGAGTGCAGAGCGATGGCTATCGTGCCTCCCGGCAGATCAAGCGATTTATTCTCAACGAGCTCGAAGTACACCACTTTCCGCTCACCGGGCTTCAATCCCTTTATCGTCTCCACGATTTCATCGAACAGTTCGATGACACCGCGAAGAGACCCCGGAAGGACATTGCCGTCAACCTCGACATAGTTCTTGGTCCTGTTGTCCATTTTTTCACCTCCTCTCATTGCTGGTAGTACGCAATATCCAGCTTAGGGGGAGGTGATCCAACACGAAAAAAGGAAAAACCAATGAGCGAGAAACTCACCATCGCAAACCCTGAGGACGGGAACCGTCCCCTTTCCTATCAGGCTCTCAGCCATGGCATCGATGAATTGCGTCTGGGTGACATGGGCATCACGGACGCGGTGTGGCGCGGCCCGCACAGCGAGCTCGTGGCCCTGGCCCGTCGAATCCTCGATGCGGAGGCCGGACGATGAACGCCGAGGATTACGGACAGCACGCGAGCGGCTACAGGAGGCCCGAGCCCGACGAACTGTCTCGTGGCTTCACGGTCCGGTTGATTCTCTGGGCCGTGGTGTTCGCCTGCTGCCTCGGCTGGGTGATGTCTCACGCCGGTTGCGCGCATCCCATCGGCAATGGCATCACCTCCCTTATGGGATTCGGTTTCGTGCCATTGCGGCTCCTGTGCCTCGTTTTGAGCGAGGCGGGAGCCAAATAAAGGCTTGCCGGGGTTCCTATTCTTTCCTTCCCCGGCAATCGACAAGGACAGTCGCTAACACCATTCGCGTCGCACCCCATCCCCAGCGGGTGCGGCGCACGGGGCCGGCAGGTTCGCCCCCGCTGGAGATCGCGGTGTCATGTACGCGCGGCAAACAGCGGGAAGCCGTTCGATTCGGCACGGTCCACGCCCTTCGGGGAAAGAAAAAGCCCACGCGGCAACGTGGGCGAAGCAAAACAGCTACAGGAGAAAGGATACCACCATGAGCGCCATGATTCCGCCCGACATCGTCCAGGACGGCGTCGCCTACTGGAAGGCAGACAAGGTGAGCGCCTATTTCGGGGGTTCGCCCACCGTGGGCACGCTCGGCGTATGGAGATACCGGGGCGAAGGCCCGAAATTCGTCAAGCTCGGCGGCAAACGCGAGCACCGCAAACGCGATACCCGCCGCGTCGCCTACCCGGTCAGGGAGGTGATCGCCTGGGGAGAACAGAACGGGCTCCAGCAGCAGACAGTGGCCGCATAGAGATGTGGTGCCCCATCACCGATGAGGGCATGTCATGGCCTCCGGCCGACCTGATCGAGGAGTTCTGGGACAGGATATGCGACCGCAACAGCCAGACGGCCAACCCGTACATCTACCTGCTGCCCTACGCGGAGCAGGTGGACGTGGACCGTCAAAACAGGAAAGTGAGCGCGCTGGTGGAATACGCGTCCAAAGCCGATTACAGAGGAGGAAAACCGAATTGAGTGAGACCAAGGAAAAACCGGAGCGATCCAATGCGGCGGATGTGGCGGAGAGCCTGCTGCTGGCGTTGGACGCGGGGCCGAACAAGCCCTCATTGCCAGTGTTGGAGGCGATGCTCGCCGAAGCGCTGAAGGCCAACGACGTGATATTGGTGCGCGCCTTCGCCCAGCCGCCGGCACCGCCCGCACAATCCAAGACGTCCGATGTGGAGGCCGAGCTGGCCGATGCGCGACGTGAACTCGCGCATGAGGCGTACGGCGCCGCTTCCATGCTCGCGGACGGCGTGATGGACGACGCCGACTGGGAGCTGTTCGATTTGGCGGACGAGGTGCGAGGCGCGGCGGTGGAGTTGCTGCGCGCGTTGGACGGTGAGGCGTGATGGCCGGCGAGACCATGCTCACGATCATCGGCAACCTGACCGCCGACCCGGAGCTGCGCACCACGGGCGGCGGCGCGACCGTGGCGAGCTTCACGATCGCTTCGACCCCGCGCAACTGGAACCGGCAGACCAACCAGTTCGAGGACGGGCAGGCATTATTCATGCGCTGCTCCGCGTGGGGCGACATGGCCGGCCATTGCGTCCAGTCCCTGAAGAAGGGCATGCGAGTGATCGCCCAGGGCCGACTGAGACAGCACTCGTACCAGGCGCAGGACGGCTCCCAGCGCACGGTCATCGACATGACCGTCGACGAGATAGGCCCCTCATTGAGGTATGCGACCGCCGCTGTCAACCGTGTCCAATCCGGTCGCGGCTATTCCGGTGGCTCGACCTATGGGGATCCGGCCAAACCCGCCAACCAGCAACAAGGCTGGCAGAACGGTTCCCCGGCCCAGAACCCCGGCATGCCGGAAGGTGACCCGTGGGCTCAGCCGGCACCCGCCTCTCCTGGCGCCACGTTCGGCGCTTCCAACGATTTTTCATCAGACAGCCAAGACCCCGAATTCTAAGGAGATTCAATGTCACGAAAGAAAAAGACCGATGGCGTGCAGGACGCCTTGATTCCCGACGAAATCACACCGCTCATGCTGCTCGCCCTGACCGCCAAGGCATCACGCATGAAGGACGCCGCGGCCGCGTTCCGCATCGCGGCCAGCAAGATGCTCGACCTGGCCACCAAGGACGAATACATCGAGAAATACAAGAACATCGACCCCATCACCGACGCCTTGTACGACGCCTGCGATCTCTCGCAGCACATCTTCGACGCCGCCAACGCGGTCAACGACCTCATCAACTATCCGGTCGAGGCCCGCGAGCGCGTGGTGAAGGCGGATATCGAGCGCAGTCTGTTGGATCCGTGGCGTGATTTGCCCACTTCGGGTGGGGATGTGGATCCGGATACCGGTGAGATCAAGGAGGGGTGAACCGTGGCAAAACGCAAGCACGGACGCCAGCAATTGGAGCATGAGCGCCAACGCCGTCGCAGGAAGCGTCTGCCGCACCTGCCCGCACATCAGAATCTCAGCACGTCTATCAAGGAGCAGTGACCCGATCAGTTGGCTATCAGCATCATCGACATCAACGTAAAGAACCTCATCCCGAACCCGAACAATCCCCGCAGGGACGTGGGCGATGTCACCGAACTCGCCGACAGCATCAAGGAACAGGGCCTGCAGCAGGCGCTCGTGGTCACACCCGACCATGAGGAGCACGGCGAGCGCCTGTTTCGTGTGGTGATCGGTCATCGTCGTTTGGCGGCGTGCAAGTTGGCTGGTTTGGAGTCTGTGCCGTGTGTGGTGCGTGAGTTGGATGCGAAGACCGAACGCGAGCTGATGCTGGTGGAGAATTGCCAGCGTTCCGATTTGACGCCGTTGGAGGAGGCTGACGGGTATCAGGGTCTGCTTGACCTGGGCGTGAACGTGGGTGAGTTGGCGTCGAAGACGGGTCGTAGCGAGTCGTTCGTGCGTGGCCGGTTGCGGATCGCTCGGATTCCGGCTGATGTGCGTTCCGGGTCGAAGGCGTTCGCGCAGTTGTCTCTGGCCCAGTTGGATGAGTTGGCGGAGTTCGAGGAGCATCCCGACATGATGAGGGAGCTGGCTTCGCAGGCCGGGTCGAACAATTGGGCGTGGAAGGCCAATCAGCTGCGTCAACGGTTGAAGGACGAGGCGTGGCGTGTGGCAGTGCGTGCCGTGTTCCTCGAGCTGCAAGTGCCGGTGGAAGAGCCTGAATCCGGTTCCGTGTGGTCGATACCGGATGGATGCGGGTTCTGCGATACGTTCCATGGCTGGCCCGAGGATCTGGCCGACTGGTGGAAGCAGTGGCGGGTGAAGCATCCGACGGACGGGCCCGTGGTGCGCGTCGCCGACACCACGGTGTATGCGTTCCCTCGCATGAGCGCCGCGCAGATCGCCGAACGCGATGCCAGGGACGCGGCCCGTGAACGCGAGAACGCCTTGGCCGAGGAACGGTTGGACCGGCGGAAACGCTTCGAGCATGATGCCGCGCAATTGCGTCTCGTCTGGATCAGGGAGCACGCCACCCGGTTCAACGGCGGACAACTGCGCAAAGCCAACACCCGTTTGAGCCTGCTCGTCCTGACCGGCACCGACGGCTATTCTGGCCTCATCGCCAGCCGCAGGTGGGACAACGACGAGAGGGTGCTCGACGCCTACAACGCGCTGACCACCTCGCCGTTGCCGGTCATCGAGGACGGCGACGTGGACCTCTACTGCGAGCAGAACCTCACGGAACTGCATCGCCGTCAGAACGTGGAGGGGGCCGCGAACCGTGAGCTCCTGCTCATCCTGTGCGCCCAAATGGAAGCCATCATCGACCACAGCACGTGGGCAGACAAGGACGACATCACCATCGCCCAGGCCTACTATCGGGCGCTCGAAGACCTCGGATACCCCATCTCAGATGAGGAGACCAAGGCGCTCGAAGGCGAATATCTGCCCGCCGAGGACGAAGAGGCGGAGTGATTATGACGTGGAATCCCATGCCAAGCAAAAGAGCCACGCCTTGCGGCGTGGCTCTTGGAAGGGGAAGGCGTTTGCTATTCCTCGGATTCGCCCGAACGGGCGGGATTGATGCGTTCGGCGTCGATGTAATCCATGAAGCCCGTGGCCTCTCCGCTGCGCTCGTCAAGAGGGACGAACTCGTCATCCGCGCGATCTGCGGTAAATTCCACGAAACGACGCAGCTCGCCATAGGTGAGCTGTTCGAAATCAATCGAGACGCACATGCTGTACCGGGTTTTTTCCTCGTTGCTCATGCGTCGATTATCGCACGGTTGGGAGGTGTGTCATGTCGGTGAGTGTCGACAGCACCTTCGCGTTCGACCCGAACGTGCAGGACAGCGGCATGGCCGCGCGCGGCCTGTACGTGACGATGGTGACGTGGTGCGACCACCAGATGTACACAAGACCCGATGAGTTCGACGGCACTTTCGACCTGAAAAGGGTCAAGAACGTGGGCGGAACGTTGCGTCTCGTGCGCGAACTCGTGGCAAACGGGCTCTTCGAAGAAGTGTCCGAGGGCGTATACACGGTCGTGACCCGTCGCGGATTGGCCGTGTTCGGAAGCTTCAAGAACCAGAAAAAGCCATTGACCCCGGAGGAAGCGGCCGAACTTCACAACAAGAAAGTCAACGCCGGACATGCGGGAGGAAAAGCATCAGGCCTTGCAAGACAAGCGAAAGCCGAAGCAAAGGCGAAGCAGAACGCTTCCGATGAAACGAAGCAGACTGCTTCAACCAACGTGAAGCAGAACGAAGCAGACGCGAAGCAGACTGCTTCAACATCAGGGAAGCAAAACGCAAGCACTACCATACCTAACCAAACCATACCTATTTCCTCCCCTAACCCCTCCGCGCCGAAAACCGAAGCAGAACCGAACCGGGTGCCCCTGGCCCAGCTCGAAGACCGGATGCTCGCCGACCCGTTCACCACGGCGTGGAACGCCTACCCAAGCCACACCGGCAGCCGCAAGGAAGCCGAAACCGCGTTCCACGCCGCCACCCAAGGCCTGGACGGCCTGCCGCCATGCCAGCCCAAAGACCTCATCGGCGCCGTCATCAGCTACGCCAAAACCGTGGACCAACCCCGATACGCGCCCAAAATGAGCCGATGGCTACGCAACGGCCAATACGTCGACCACCTGCGCAGCAAACCCAACCGCACCGAATGGGGCGGCATCACCCGCCAATGGCTCCAACAGCACGCCATCAGCCTCGTGCCGGCAGGGGCATGGACGGACAGCGTCGAACAGACGTTCTGGGCCCACGTCAAAACCGGCGAGGAGCCGGAGACCGTCGCCCGACGGCTCGTAAACGAAATCAACGAAAGAAGCCAAGCATCATGAGCGACAAGCCCAGCAGCCAGACCCTCAGGCTCGTGGAAGGCCGCGAGCGCCATCGGTGCATTGTGTGCGACCGGTACCTGCGTGCGGGCGAATGGCCCGGCATGAGCCATCACCACAGGAAACGCCGCAGCCAGACGTACGGAGACCCCGAACGACACGCGGCGTCGAACATCGTCACCGTGTGCGGCATGGACAACTCGACCGGATGCCATGGGTGGATTCACCGGCATCCCATCGAGGCCAGGGCGTTGGGATACCTGCTCAGAAGCTACGACCCGGCACCCAGCACGGTGCCCGTGTACAGCTGCCGGCGCGGCTGGATGCTGCTCGACGCCGACGGCCAATGGACGCACTGCCCGCCACCCGAGGGCATGCCCGAACATCCCACCATCAACCGAAAGGAACAACCATGACCAACACCACCAACACGGCCTGCGTGACCGGCGAAATCGACAACGTGGACTTCACCCGCGAGGACGGCACCAGCGTGACCATGCTCATCCCGCCAGACACCCCGGTGGGCACCCGCACCATCATCATCCCGCAAGGCTTCACCCTCGCGGAACACCGGATCATCCGCGAGGCCATACAGGATGCGCTCGCCGACCACGGGGAGGAACTATGAGCCCCGAGAAGCCAGACGCTTTGCTGTGGATGGACGTGGAGACCACCGGCCTCGACACGAACAGATGTTCGATACTGGAGATCGGCCTGCGCTGCACCACATTGGACGCGATGCGAGAGCACGCACGCCTCGAAGTGGTCGTCCACATCAGCCGGGAGACCATGCTCTCCGCGCAACTGCCCGCCCTCGACCTGCATCTGAACAACGGGCTGCTCGCCCAATGCGAGACCAGCGACCCCACCCACTGCTCACCCGAGGCAATCGCACTGGAAACCGTGAGATTCGTCAAGGACATGAACGGCATGTACACGCTGCACCCGGCGGGAACGAACATCCAACGCTTCGACCTGCCCATGATCCTCAGATTCTGCGAACCCGTGGAACGCGTCAACGACCTGCTCTCCTACCGGGCCTTGGACGTGACCACGCTGAGGCTCGCGGCCAAGGCGCTTGGCCGAGACCCCTACACGCACAGGGCCAAGCCCACGCACCGGGTCCACGACTGCCTGGACAGGGACATCGCGGAATACCGGCACTACCTCACCCTCATGAACCCCAAGGAGACCGTATGAGCCAGAGATGTACTCCACGCGGGCCCGGCTGCTACTACCGTTGCCCGATTTGCGGTCAATGGTGGCGGTACGACCCGCCAACCGAATTCTGGGATCCGATAAACACGCTCGGAATGTTCTTCTCGCACCACTCAGTGTGGAGGCAGGAACGCCAACACAGAAAGGCAAATCATGGCCGAACCGATTGACCTCACCCAACAGGCATTGACGGCGCTCGCCGACGCGGGACTGGGCAACGAGTCGGCGGCCGAATCGTTCGTCATCGGATATCAGGCGGGCTATGACGCAGCGCTCACTCTGGCCATCAGCATAGAAACCCATCTCAACTCGAATGAGCCGACAGACGAAGAAATCGAGACCTGCGCCCGAGGATTCTTCGAGGGAACACCCGGCATCACCAACTGGGACGCAGTCAGCGAGCACTCAAAACAAGCATGGCTGCACGCGGCCAAGAAAGCGCTCGCCGCCGTCAACACGATGAAAACCGAGGAGGAATCATGAGCATCATCAGCAAGGAAGCGTGCTTCCGCTACCCCAACTGCACGGTGGACGACGTGCACGACACGTTGGCCCAGGTCTACACCAGTGACGACTTGCAGGAGGCGTACATGACCGGTGCGGAACGGGAGCCCACCGGCTTGGAGGTGGAAGCCGCCGCCGAACAGCTCTACTACTCGGACTGCAACAGTTCCGGCCTGCTCCTCGACTCAGACTGGAACAGACTACCGGACGGCAACAAAGCCATCTACCGCAACCGGGTGCGCACAATCATCACAACAATCCAGAAAAAAGGAACAGCAGAATGAACGAGAACACGAACCTCACCGACATCATCAGCGCGGCGCTCGCCGCCGGATGCCAGATCAGCGTGACCATCACTCCCAAAGACTTCTACAACGAATCACAGGAGCCGGAGGAATGAACGTGAGCGAAAGCATCGACTGGCGGCATTCCACGCCGGGAGAGCTTGACCTGCACCGGTTCATCGGACTCACGAGGAGAGGCCAAACACTGGACGGCTATCTCTCCTGCTTCACACAGAACGGCCGGTGGACACTCACCGACGCCGACAATCTCGCCACCGTCATCAAACCGGACGCCAACGGAAACCCAACACTCAACACCGAACTCTTCCGCTCCATCAACGTACTCAAGGAAATAAGACCATGCAAAAAACTACATTAGTCCACCACAGAACTACATTAACCACCACCGGTTTTTACATTAGCGCGCTCGCCGGAGGCACCCGATGAGGCGCGAAAGCTGGTCGGTGGAATCCACCATCGGACTCCTGTTCACCATCATCATCGCGATACTGGCGCTCGCCATCGTATCCGCCATCGGCCTGGCCGCGTACGCCGCGATGGACACCGGTTCCAGCCAGCGCATCGTGCAGCAGGTGGAGACCACGGGCGACGTTCGCCGCCTGTGCATCGAGGCTCGAACCGGCGAGCGCGTCGATGCCATGTCATGCGATTTGATTGATCCGCATGCGGGAGGTGTTGCGAAGTGACGAGTCAGGCGATACGCGACAAGGTGCTCGCATGGCATGGGCGCGGCTACGGCGCGACGGATACGGCCCGTCAATTGGGCCTGCCGTTGGAGGAGGTGCGCGCGATCATCCGCGAGGGCGACGGTCGGCCGAAACCGCCATGCAAGGTCGAGTTCATCGAACCGCCGCTGTTCGAGGAATGAACTGAAATACCAGATAAAAAAACGAAACCCTCCACACGAGGCGGAGGGCATGTCAGCAAGCAACCAGTTTAGCCGATGTGGAGGGATTTCGTGAACTGCCAGAACTGCAACACCATAATCGAAAACGGGTACGCGCTGTGCACGGCGTGCGAGCTGCGCTTCGCCGGCACGCTCCTGCGACTGGCGCGCGACGTCACGCCGTTGCACGACTCGTTGGACGCGACCCTGCATCCGGGCGGGCATTCGCCCGTGCGAATCCAGACGGCCACTCCCCCGACTCCTATCAGGCTTGACGTGCTCGACCTGATCGACATGCTCGACGCCACGGCCCGTGAACTATGGCGTTGCCTCGACGGCATCGACGCCTTGGACTGGCGCAAAGACAAACGCAACGAGGATCTGAAGGCCACGCTCATCGCATGCGCAGGCCACCCCAGGCTCGCCACATTCCCCGACGCGGGCCTCTACATGCACGTCGTCAACAACCTTGCCCGCAAGGTCGACCTTGCCCTGGACCCGCCCGAACAACGCCGCGAAATCGGCACCTGCGAACTATGCGAGACCATGCTCACCGCAGGCGCGGCAGACCAGTGGGTCACCTGTCCCGTGTGCGGGAGGGAACAGCGAGCTCAGACGGTCAAACTGCGCCGACTCAAGACATTGTGTTGGGATGATTCCGAGCGAGGTTCGGCGGCGGACATCTCCAAGGCATTCGCCGTCTTGGGGCTCAAGGTCAGCCGTAAGACCATCACCACGTGGGAGCAGCGCGGCAAACTGCCCCGTCATGCGGATGGATACGCCTACTGCGACGTGTACCGGCTGCTCATCGGCCCCGATTTGACAAAATCCGTTAGGTGAAGCCATAATATGCAGTGGCAGAAGTGTCGAAAACCCAGCTCAAGTGGCTGGGTTTTCGCGTATCTATGCTTTGTTTTTGCGTGGTCTCCCCCCTCCGACACCACGTCCCGGACGTTGAGCGTTCCATTCATCGATGGTCTCAGGCAACCAGCCGCGCGTGCGCCCTATCGTGGCGTCGGGCTCAGGGAGCTTGAGGTTGAGCAAGCCGCCACTGGTGATGCCAAGGCGTTCTGCGACCTGTTTGACGCCGAGATATTCAGTCGCCATTGCTTGCCCTTCCTGCCAGATAACCCAGCACGCCCGAGCACATTCCGAACACACCTGCCGGTACGCTCTGGGATGCGATGGCCAGCGCGAGGCTGACGACTCCGAACATGAGTGCGATGATTCCTATCTTGCCGTTCATGATGTTCCATGGAATAGTTGGGAGTGGAGCCGTGGCTCTGGATAGTACGATTATCCGGAATCCACGGCTCTTGTTACCGCTTGCGCCGTCTGTTCAGCGGCTTTCGCGGCTTGCTCTTCGCAATCAATGCGACGGCCACGGCGGCGATGGGTGCGAGTGCCGCACCCAATCCGGAGAGGAACTCCCCGATGGCCTTGAGCAGCTCCGCGATCTGTTCCATGTTCACCTCCTTTCCTTGGCTGACATATCTATAGTAACACAATAACTATAGATATGCAAGCCGAGGACACCAAGACACGCCAACGGACACAATGACTGCGAGGCATACATGAGCTGGCGAGTCTGCTCGACACCCGGATGTCCGAACCTCATCGAGACACCGGCACGCAAATGCGACGCCTGCGCTCGGGCCCAGCGGGACCGCGCCCGTACCCGTGGACGCAACCCATACAACACCAAGGGACATCAATCGTTTCGCAGGCAGGTGCTCGCACGAGACCCATACTGCACATGCCCCGGCGACCCCGAGCACGGAGGCTGCGGCAAACACAAGGGGCTCTGCGGAAAACCAAGCACAATCGCGGATCATTATCCATACGAGCGAATCGAACTCATAGACATGCGACTCAATCCGAACGACCCGAAGTTCGGACGAGGATTGTGCAAACAATGCCACGACGTGAAAACCGGCAGAACAAGACCAGCAGGCTTCAATACCAAACAGTAAAAACAATCAGCAGCCGCACATCCCCGCAAAAACGACCGGCAACACCCAGGGGGGTGGGGTATCGACCACCCCTGCCTGGACCGCCGGTGAGCTGTCTGTCGGGTGCGCAGGGTTCAAACATCGCTGGCGGGCCGCCGCGAGGGCGGTCTCGTCGATCTGTCGCTAGGGCGCAAGGCCATGACGAGAGGTGAACATCATGCCAAGTGGAGGCAAACGAGTACGCTCCGGGCCGGCCAAGGACCCGAACAGCGAGAAGAGCCGCAGACTCGGATACACATTGCAGAGCCTGCCGAACACCGAGTGCCGGATGAAGCCGCCGGAATGGCCCTTGGAGCCCGCCGATGACGAGCGCGTCCGCAGGCTTGAGGCGGAGAAGTGGAAGTGGCTGTGGAAGCTGCCTCAGGCACGCGCCTGGCATCTGCCCCAGTTCAAGTGGATGATCCGGGAACTGGCGTTGTACGCGCGGCTTTCCACCGCATGCGAGATCGCGCCGGCACCCACGGCGTTGACCGTGCTGCTGCGCATCTCCGACCGCGTCGGCATGAGCGCCGCCGGATTGCAGGCATTAGGCTGGAAAATCGAGGCCGAGGCCGAGCGGAAGCCCGTCGATTCGGAGTTCACGCGCCGCAGGGCCAAGGAGCTGAACCGGGAATCAGCCGCCGAACGCTCTCCCATGGACGAGACGAAGCATGTGTACCAGCGTCGGATGAGCGGCAATGGCTGACGAGGATTCATGGCTCATCGACTTCCCCACGTTGGGGCATCTGGTGTGCGCGTGGATCGAACGTCACTGCCGGCAGCCTGACGGCCCGTTGCGAGGCCGTCCAGTGGTGCTGTCCGACTGGCAGTACTGGCTGGCGGCGAACCGTTGGCGCATCCGCGAGGACGCCCCATATGTGCCGCCCGAGGAAGTCACCGTCGACAACCCGATGGTACTCAACCAGGCATTCGAATACCGCATGACGCTGACCGTCGGACCGCAGAAATGGGGCAAGGGGCCATGCACGGCGTTCTTCACCGCCGCCGAGGGCTGCGGGCCCACCATCTTCGATGGCTGGGCACAGGAAGGCGACGTGTACCGTTGCGCCGACAACGGCTGCCCGTGCGGCTGGGAGTGGCCATACAATCCGGGCGAGCCGAAAGGCCGTCGACATCCGTCGCCGCTCATCCAGCTGACCGCCAACTCCGAGGAACAGGTACGCAACATCTACCGTCCTCTCGTGGCGACGATCCTGCTGGGCCCGCTCAAGGAGCTCATGCGCGTGAGGGACACCTTCATCCGCATACTGCAGCCGGGGCGCGAAGGCGAGACCGACGCCTTGGACCTGGACCGCATCGACGTGGTCACCGCCTCCGCGAAATCCCGTCTGGGCAACCCGATCACGGACGCCGAACAGGACGAGGCCGGCCTGTACACGAAATCGAACGGCATGATAGCGGTCGCCACCACGCAGCGCCGAGGAGCCGCCGGCATGGGCGGCCGCACACATGCGTGGACGAACGCATGGGATCCGGGCGAGGACAGTTACGCGCAGCAGGTGTTCGAGAACGCCGAGGACGACGTGTTCGTGTTCTACCGGAACCCCGATCTCGCGAAATCATTGCGACACCGCGACGGCCGCCCATTGGACTTCAACCTGAAATCCGAACGGTTGAAGATGCTCGAATACGTGTACCGCGGCTCACCATGGGTCGACCTGAACTCCATCGAATCGGAAGCCAAGGCGCTGATGAAGACCGACCCGACCCAAGCGGAACGGTTCTTCGGGAACCGTCTGGTGCAAGGCGGCGGCGCATGGCTCGAAGACGGACTATGGGAGAGCTGCTATGCCGGCGCATGAACTCTGGCTGCCGAACCCGCCAAAAGGCACACGCGTATGCGCGGGCTTCGACGGTTCGGAGAACGACGACTGGACATGCATCAAGATGGAGACCCTCGACGGGCTGATATTCACACCCCGATACGGGCCCGACCGGCGTGCGACCATCTGGAACCCGAAACAATGGGGCGGGCGCATCCCCCGCGCCGAGGTATCCGCAGCATGGGCGGAACTCAACGACCGCTACAAAATCGAACGCGCCTACTGCGACCCCGGCTTCCGCGACGAACTGTCATGGGAATCGGAAATAGAAGCATGGGATCGCGCCTACGGGCCGAAGAAATTCATGCCATGGAGCATGTCGGGCAGCTCCCGCATCGGAGCCGTCTACGAGGCATTGCGCCGATTCGAAGCCGACCTGACCACACATCGCATCACACAGGACGGCTGCCCCATCACCCGCACCCACATGATGAACGCGCGAAAGGTCGCCAAGACCCTGGAACGCTACGGACTGGCGAAACCCCAACAGAACAGGAAAATAGACGCCGCCGTGACCAGCGTGCTCGCCCACGAAGCCGCATGCGACGCGCGAGCCGCCGGCTGGGGCGCTCGCAAACACAATTACATGCTTACCGGATCATCGACCAGAAGGAGGTACTGATGGAATACAGCCAGCAGGAACTGTCCGCATTGGCGAACCGACTGGCCGATAAGATCCAGTTCCGTCGACCCAGCATCGGCACCCACACCGATTACGTCTTGGGCAAACGCGGCAAGCTCAAGTTCGCGTCCAAGGAATTCAAGCGCTACATGAGCGACCGGTTCTCCGACTTCTCCGACAACTGGTGCCTCCCCGTGGCGCAGGCCCCAGTGGAACGCATCAAGTTCAAGGGCTTCGTCCCTTATGATGACGTGAAGCTCGGCACCGGCATCATGAAATGCCTCGACCGCAACGACTTCGAACGCGGACTTCAGGAAGCCGCGCTGATGATGACCACCACGGGCCGCGCGTTCGCTTTGGTCACGCAGGTCGACGGCAGGGCCCGCATCACGTTCGAGCACCCGGACAGCGCCGCAGTCATCTACGATGCGCGCACCGGCCAGCCGTCAGCCGGGTTCCTCATCCAGCAGGGCGACGACAAGGAGTACGGCACCCTCATGCTGCCCGGCTGGACGGTCAGCATGGAACGCAAGAAGATGCTCGATCTGACCGACCAGCGCGTGCCGCCCGACGTGTACGGCTGGAAGATGAATGACCCTCAGCCCACCGGTCTGGACACGATCCCCCTGCGCGAGTTCCGCAACCAGATGCTATTGGACAATGCGCCGATCAGCGACATCGCGCACGTCGAATCGATGCAGGACACGGTCAACGTCGTATGGGCCTACCTGCTGAACGCATTGGACTACGCCTCACTGCCGGCACGAGTCATCCTCGGCGGAGACCCGCTCGTCGAGCCCGTCTACAACGAGGAGGGACAGCAGGTCGGCGAGAAGCCCATCGAACTCGACAAGCAGGTGCTGGAGCGCATCTACCAGTTCACCGGCGACAACGTGAACCTGGGCGAATGGTCAAGCTCGAACCTGAACGTGTTCATCCCGGTCATCGAAAAAGCGGTGGAGCATATCGCCGCCGAAACACGCACCCCCGGCCATTACCTGCTGACGAACGCGGAGGTTCCGGCCACCGGCTACGAGGTCGCCGAAGCCGGCCTCGTATCCAAGACCATCGAACGCATCAGCTTCCTGAAATCCCCCATCCGCGACATCTGCAGCATCGCCATGCGCTACGAGAACGACGTGGCTGAGGCGGACATCATCGCCGACTCCAAGGTGCAGTTCGCGACCCCGCAGTATCGCAGCGAAACCCTGATGGCGGACGCGATGCTCAAATACAAGCAGCTCGGCTTCCCGATCCAATGGGTCGCTGAGCAGATGGGCCAAAGCTCGGACGAGGTGCAGCGCATCATGCGCATGCGCGCCGACGAGATGGCCGACCCCGAACTCGAATCGTTGAACCGTGCCCTGCAGATCGGAGGCGCTGATGGCGGTCGAATCTCAGGTGCTGGCCTACAGTCAGAAACGGCTGGCGACCTTGGAGCTGGCGGCGGACAGAGCCGCACGCAGAACATGGAACAGGGTCGACGCCAATAACATCCAGGCGTCGTGGAAGTCGATAAGCCGCGACTTCCTCACCCTGTTCTCCACCATCCAAACCAAGTCGGCGGAGACAGCCATCGACGCGAGCGGCATGATGCTCGCCGAACAGGGCGTGTACGTCACTCCCCATGCTTTGGCCAACCCGAACGCATTCGCAGGCTGGGCTCCGTCCGGCCTCGACATCGCCTCCTACTTCCAATCCCCCGTGTTCGCCGCCCTGCACGCGATACGCACCGGCAGCTCCCCGTTGGAGGCATTGGAATATGGGCGCAACCTGCTGGTCATGCTTACCTCTCTGGCGGTCATGGACACCGCCCGCCAGGCGGAATCACTGGACATCACCAGCCGTCCCAAGGTCGGCTACATCCGCGTCGAATCCGCCACCTGCTGCGACCGATGCATGCTGCTGGCCGGCAAATGGTTCCGCTTCAACGAGGGGTTCCTGCGCCACCCCCACTGCCACGGCCGCCACGTGCCCTGCAGCCAGGGCATGGCCAAACAACAGGGGTGGATCAGCGACCCCATGGAGGGTTTCAAAAGCCTCTCCCGTGAGGAGCAGGACAAACGCTTCGGCGCGAACTACGCCCAGGCCATCCGCGATGGCGCCGACATCTACCAGGTCGTCAACTCGAAACGCGGCATGCAAAGGGTGGGCAAAGGCTATACGGCGTTGACCACCAGCGAGGGCACCACACGATACGGGTGGGCCAGCATGCAATACGCCCAGCAGTCCGGCCGGAGGATGAAACGCCGCCTGTCCATCGACGGCATCTACTCGCTGACCGGAGGCGACCGGGAGAAGACCATAGCCGCGTTGAAGGCCAACGGCTACTACGTGGACAACGACTGGCGCGGCAAGGTGCCCGAGATCCGCAAAAGCATGTGGCTGCACGACAACACGTACCGGCAGGGGCGCGTCGAACTGTTGACCGCCGCCGAGAAGCGCGTTCAGACCGCGAAGCTCCGCTACGAGGCCGTATTGGAGGGCCGCAACCCCAACGATGGCCGCATGCCCCTCACCCCCGAAATCGCCGCCCAGTGCGAACGCGAATACCGCCGATGGGTCACCTCCGGCGGCCAGATTTTCCAGCAATGATCCAGCGAATCGAAAGGAAGAACATGGATCCCGCAAACCAGAACCAGCAGACAGGCGACAACGAGTCCAAGAAGCCGGAGAACACCGGCGGCGAGGATTGGCAGTCGAAGTTCGAAGGACAGCGGAAAGTCAACCGCGACCTCGAAAAGAAACTGAACGAAGCCTACGCCAAGGCCGACAAGGTCGACGAACTCGAAAAACAGATCGCCGCCCTGCAGGGCAAGGAAGCCGAATACGAGGCCGCCAGGAAGGAACAGGCCGTCAAGGACGAGGCCCTTGCCGCCGCCAACCAGCGCATCCTCAAGGCCGAAGTCCGCGCCGCAGCCAGCGGCAAGCTCGCCGACCCGGCCGACGCCCTGCGCTACCTCGACCTGTCCAAGTTCACCGTCACGGATGACGGAAGCGTGGACAGCCAGGCCATCGCCAATTCGATCGGCGAACTGCTGGAACAGAAACCTTATCTCGGGAAAGCCGAGCAAGCACCCTCGGGTGCGAACATCACGCCGCCCAGCGGAACACGGGACGGCGACCGCCATCAGGGTCAGCTCACCCGAGACGACCTGAAAACCATGAGCCCCGCAGAAATCGTCAAAGCCCAACAGGACGGGCGACTGAAGGACCTGCTCGGAGCCAACTAACGGAAGGAGGCCTTAAATGGCCATCACCAATTTCATTCCCGAACTGTGGAGCGCCAACATCCTGCTGGAACTCCAGAAGAACCTCGTCTACGGTTCCGCCGTGAACCGCGACTACGAGGGCGACATCGCCAACTACGGCGACACCGTGCACATCACCGGCATCGCGCACATCAGCGTCGGCGACTACACGGCCCACACCGACATCACCATCGAACCGGCCACAGACAAGGACGCCGGCGAACTCGTCATCAACCAGAGCAAGTACTTCGCGTTCGAAATCGACGACGTGGAGAAGCGCCAGGCCATGAACAACCTGACCGCCGCATATTCCCGGGACGCCGCCTACAAGCTGTGCGACCTGACCGACCAGTACCTGGCCGGCCTGATGGCAGCAGGCGCGAAGAGCAAGCTCGACCCGATTTCCGGCGCCACCGCCACCAAGGCGTACGACACCATCGTGGATCTGGCCACCGCATTGGATAAGCAGAACGTGCCAGACGCGGGCCGTTGGGTCATCGTCAACCCGGACTTCTACGGTCTGCTGCGCAAGGACAGCCGTTTCGTCGCTGGCGCCGAGTCCGCTCATTCCACGCTGCTCAACGGCGTGGTCGGTGAGGCCGCGGGCATGACCATCCTCAAGTCCAACAACGCTCCCGCAGCCAAGGGCGGCTCTGCCTCGGCTCAGACCGATGAGGGCAACGTCATCATCGCCGGCACCAACGCGGCCACCACGTTCGCGGAGCAGATCGCCAAGGTCGAGGCCACCCGCAAGGAGAAGGGCTTCGACGACATCGTCAAGGGCCTGCACCTGTACGGCGCGAAGGTCGTGCGCCCCGAAGCGCTGGCCACCGTACACTTCAAGGTGGGCAAGTGATGGCCGGCAGCTATGAGGCCATGCCCTACTTGGGCGAAGCCGAATAACCGCATAGGGGGTGACTCATGGACACGCTGGCAACGGTCAAGGACCTTGATTCATACGGCATCGAATACGCGGACGGAAAGCTCGCGGGCAAGCTGCTCGAATCGGTTTCGGCCGCGGTGCGCGACGCCGCCGGCTGCCCCATCACACGCGGCGAATACACGGTGACCATCCCCGGTGAAACCTCACGCAGGCTCGACCTGCCCATGCGCCCCGTGATTTCCGTGAGCCGCGTGCTCGTGGACGGCGAGGAGACCGGGGATTGGAAGCTGCTCGGCAACGCGCTGTACAGGGAAAGCCTGTGGAGCCTGCCGAACATGGTCCCCTGTTCCGTCACCGTCACCATGCTCGCCGGCTATGACCCGGTTCCCCCGGACATCGTGCGCCTCGTGTGCAGCATGGTCGCAGCCGGACTCGTCCAGCAGTCGAACGGCGGCCCCGGCGCTCACCGCGACGAATCGTACGCACGAATCGACGACGTGCAGATCGGCTACCGTCAGGGCGACTCCGAGATCATCGACGCACTCGAACTGCCCGAGGGCACGAAACGAGCCCTCCGCAACAGGTTCGGCATGCGAGGCATCGCCATAGGGGTGTTCCGATGAACGTGCAGCACATCCTCAACCGAGGCCGACAGCTCGCCGAATCATTGATGACCGACCAGTGCCGCGTCACCCATATGGGCAAACCGGTCACCGACCCCGAAACGGGACTGGTGGAACCGGCTGCGAACACCGTGTATGAGGGCAAGTGCAAGGTGCAGACCTCGGGCGGTCTGGCTGCCGAGAACACGGAGGGCGGCATCGTCGAAGCGTTGGGTGCCGTCACTCCCGTGTGGAGCATGTACGTGCATTTCCCCTACGGCACCATGGGTTTATTGCCGGGTGACGTGTGCGAGATAACCGAGGCCGATGACCCGAATCTCAAGGGCAGGAAACTCCGGTTGTTGAACATGCAGTCCGAGAAGACACACTCCACCGCATGCCGGTGGAATGTGAAGGAGGTGGGCAACAGCAATGAGTGACATCACCATAGACGCTTCGGAGCTGACCGCGTTCGGCCGTCGTGTCGCCGCCGCGCACGCCATGGCTTCGGTCAAGGTCGCGCAGGCGGTGAAGAAGGGCGCGCAAAACGTCAAGGAAGGCGTCATCTCCGACCTGCAGACATCATCGAACTACGCGATCAGCCGTATCGGCATCGGCTACGAAATGGGCAGCACCGGCACCACCATTTATGCGGATGTGAGCCCCCGCGACGGCGGAGCTTCCGACTTGGCCAACATCGCGTTCTTCGGCACCGCGAAAGGCGGCGGAACCCACTGGTTTTACCAGTTCGCCGAACAGGAATTGCCCCCGCTCGCCGAATACGTGGGAGACGCGGCCGACGACATGCTGATAGGAGCCATCGGATTATGAGCGTCATGGACTTGACCAATGCGGTCCTCGATCTGCTGCCCTCCATGCCGTCCGGCGTGAAAATCTACCGGCAGGAGGAGCCGTTGGAGTCGGAGATGCCGCCGTGGATCATCGCGCGCGTCTCCACCGACCGTCATGTGGCGGCGGAGACGATGCGGTTCACCGCCCACTCCGCCCTGTTGGAGGTTCGCGCCGTCAGCACCACCGCCGACAGTGTGAACATCTGGTGCGACGACATGCTGATCCCCGCGTTGGCGAACCGCTCCCCCACCCGGCCGCCGGGCTACACGGTCGGCCAGCTCACCCTGTACGAGGATTCCGGCGCATACGCGGCCGGTCTGACCGCCGACGACACCGCGCGCCGCTACCAGGTGCGCGTCCTCCGGTTCCGCTTCACGTGGAGCCGACCGTAATCAACCAATCATTTACCAAAAGCCTTCAACGCCACCCCATACGGGGGGTGGCTTTTTGCTTTAAGGAGCGCATCATGACCCTGAAACTGGGTACAGAGATTCCCGGCACCAGTGCCGAGGGCAACATCACCACCATCTGGGTGCCGGCGATCAAGAACATCAAGGCCCCGACCATCATCGAGCTCGAGGCCGGCACCGACATCTCGAACTACGTCATGCTCGGCGGCTGGAGCTTCGACCCGTCGCAGGACACCGTGTCCGACCAGCGCGAGAACACCGTGCAGGACTTCGGGGCCCCCGGCCGCAAGAGCGCCGGCGACATCAGCATCGAGGTCATCGACAACACGAACACGGAGCACAAGGAACAGAACGAGGCCGTCACCCTCATGCACGAGGGCGCGTCCGGCTATATCGTGCGTCGCCGCGGCATGGCCACCGACGCGCCATTGGCCTCCGGCCAGAAGCTCACCGTCGTGAGCGTGAAGTGCGGCGAAAAGAAGGTCATCAACCCGGATGCGAACACCATGATCCGCAGTCAGATCCCGCTGTTCGCTCAGGCTCCCGGCTGGGAGTCCGAGACCGCCGTGCTGACCGCAGCCTGACAAGTTCTTCCGTGCGGGGATTCTAAGCCTTTCTGGCCCCGCACAGGCATTCTCTCTTCTCTCTCTCAGAAAGGTTTTCAGACTTTCAGAAAGGGATAATCATGGCTTTGGAAGTGAAGCGCAAGCGCGTGGACGTCGACCTCATATTGGATCAGGAGAAGGCCGAACAGGTCGCCGCATTGGGAGCCGACCTGGAACGCGCCATGGCGCAGCATGTGACCGAGGGCGGCAACGCCGCCGCCAAACGCATCGCCGAACAAATCGACAGGCTGCGCGACGAGGTGAAGGACGACACCGTCCGCATCACCCTGGAGGCGCTGCCGCTCTCCCAGTGGCGTCAGGTACTCGAGGCGAACACCGTCACCGAGAACGGCGTACCGAAACAACACATCGAGGACATCTGCGCCGACGCCGTCAGACTCATGGTCAGAAAGACCGTGCCGGAAACCCCCGTGGAAGAGCTGGCCAACGTCATGACCGAACTGTCCGACGGCCAGATCAGCCCCATCTGGTACGCGATCCGTGACCTGAATGCGAAGCTCATCGACCCAAAAGACGCACTCGAATCAGCCTCGCGGATAATCCGCAGACAGTAAGGGAACTGCGAATCTGCCAGAAGCTCGGCATCAGCTACAAGCGTTGGCTCGGCTGGGAACCGTCGTATCGGGTGGAAAGGGACGGGCATAGGCGCATCACCGGCTACACGCCGGAAACCGAATGGGATGCGACCGAACGCGAATGGATGCTCGCACTCGACGAATACGAGCGCACGCTGTGTCCGCGCTGCGGGATGCCCGTCAGCATATGCCACGACGAGCTGGCCCCCACCAAATACGCGAGCGAGGTCGGCGTCTGTCAGATCGACCTGATGCGCCGCATCGGGCTCGAAGAATACCGCAAGGACCATTCCGCGGAATCCGCCACGAAACTTGACTCACTGACCGTGGGCATCAACCCACGATGATCCGACAGGAGGATATGCCATGGCCGGTGGCCTGAACCGCAACATCACCGTCCGCCTGCTCGCGGACACCAGCAATTTCACCGCCGGCATGGCCAAAGTGTCCGGCGAAAGCCAGAAGACCGCGACCACCATGGAAGCCGTCGGAGGCAAATCGAAGCTCATCACCACCGGCATCGCGGCGGCCGGTGTCGCCGCCACCGCGCTGGGCGTGGCCGCTGTCAGGATGGCGGCGGACTTCGACGCCAGCATGTCGACGGTGCAGGCCAACACCGGAGCCAGCGCAGATGAGATGAATCAGCTCCGTCAGGCCGCCATCGATGCTGGTGCCGACACCATATACTCGGCCACCGAATCCGCCGACGCCATCAACGAACTCGGCAAAGCCGGCCTATCGACCTCGGATATTCTCTCCGGCGGTTTGAGCGGCGCATTGAACCTCGCAGCGTCCGACGGCATGGCCGTAGGCGACGCCGCCGAACTCATGGCCACCACCCTCAAACAGTTCAACCTGACGGGCGCCGAATCCACTCAGGTGGCCGACGCGCTGGCGGCCGGCGCAGGCAAGGCCGTCGGTTCCGCCCATGACCTCGGCCTCGCATTGAATCAGGCGGGTCTGGTGGCCAACAGCATGGGCGTCAGCATGCAGGAGACCACCGGCACGCTCGCCGCGTTCGCCAACGCCGGCATGATAGGCAGTGACGCGGGCACCAGCCTCAAGACCATGCTCCAACGACTGGCCAGCCCCACCGACAAGGCGCAGACCCTCATGGACGAGCTCGGCATCAACGTGTACGACGCCAATGGCAAGTTCATCGGCCTTGCCGGTGCCGCAGGTCAATTGCAGAACGGTTTGAGCGGCCTGAGTCAACAGGAACGCAATGCCGCGCTCAACACCATCTTCGGAGCCGACGCGGTGCGAGCCGCGAACGTGCTCTACGAGCAGGGCGCGGAAGGCATCGACGACTGGACGAAAGCCGTCAGCCAATCCGGCTACGCCGCGGACCTCGCCGCCAAGAAGAACGACAACCTGAAAGGCGATCTGGAGAATCTGAGCGGCTCTTTCGAATCCCTCATGATCTCTTTGGGCGAGGGAGGTCAGGGACCATTGCGCTCCCTCGTGCAGACACTCGACACCCTTGTTGACGGTTTCGCGTCATTGCCTGCGCCCGTACAGCAGTCCATAGTGCTGATGGCGGCTCTGGTTGGAGGCAGTGTCGCAGTCCACAAAGCGATGGGGCCGCTGAACTCTAGCAGCAGCCAGCTTGCGCAAACCCTCGGATTGATTGCCGACCCAGGGCAAAGGCTCATAGGCCTCGGCTCCGGAATCGCGTCAGCGTTCCAGACATGGGGCGCAACTTTCGGCAGTGCAGAATCTCAGATAAACACGTTTGGCACCACTATCAGTCGTTCCCAAGGCATTATGGCCGGTTTCAAAAACCTGGGAAGCGGCATAGTATCGTTGCTGGGCGGACCATGGGGCATGGCCATCACCGCCGCAGGACTCGCGTTGTTCGCTTTCGCGCAGGATCAGCAGGCCGCCACGCAACGAGTGGACGAACTCACCCAGGCGTTGCAGAGCGGACAAAGCGCCGCCGAATACTTCAACAAGGCGCTCTCCGAAAGCGATTCGTCACGCTACACGGCCGACATATTCAGCCGTTGGACCTCCGGCTACGACAATGTGCGAGAAGCACTCGACAAGATCGGCATCGCCCACAGCACCTACATCAAGGCCATACAAGGCGAGCCCGAAGCGATTCTGCGAGTCCGCGAACAGGCCGACAGCTACCGTGACTCGCTCGGCGGCATCAACCAGATGTGGGACCGCACCTCCAACGTTGCCTACGGCGTACTGAGCGAACAGCAGGAGATCTTCGAGAAATCAGCCGCAGCGGCCAAGGAGGACGCGGCCAACTCGAAGGCCGCCGCACAGGAGAAACTGGCGCAGACGCTGGCCACGTCCGGATTGGTCGACGCGCAGTCGGCGAACGCGGACGCCACGCAGGAATCAGCTGACGCCCAATCTATCCTTCAGGATGGTTTGGGAGCGACCACCGACGGCATCAACGAGCAGGCCACCGCCTTGGGCGAGGTCATTGACGCGCTCGGAACCTACTACGGTTTCGCGCTCTCCAGCTCCAACGCGCTCATCTCCATGCATGACTCGTTCGACAAGGCGACCGAAAGCGTGCAGAAGAACGGGCAGACGCTCGACCTGAACACCGAACAGGGACGAGCCAACCAGAGCGCGTTGAACGATCTCGCCGAATCCGCGTTGAAGGCGGCGGAAGCCCAGTCACGCAACGGCGAAGGACTCGAAGCGGTCAACGGCACCCTTGACCTGGCACGCGAGAAATACATCGCAGCTGCACAAGCGATGGGCATGACCCCGGAAGCCGCAGAAGCCGCAGCCAACGCCGCCGGCCTGACCAAGGACAAGTTCGACCAGCTCGCCACCAGCGTCAACAGCATCCCCGGATCCAAAGCCATCGACGTGAACGCCCACACCGAACCGGCCAAGAACAGCCTGACCGACCTCGGCATGACGGTGGCGAAACTTCCTAACGGCGAAATCAAAATCGACGGCGACAACACACAGGCACTCGCCGCCATCGAGGCGGTCAACGGCGTCGAAGTGGATCCGCACACCGGTGTCATCACCATGGACAAAAGCCAGTACGACACCGCCCTCGCATTGGCGAACGGAGCGACGATCGATCCGAAGACCGGTCATCTGATGGGTGACAACAGCGACTATTGGAAGAAGATAGCCGAAGCGAACGGCTGGACCATCGACCCGCATACCGGCATGATCTACGCGGATGACGGTCAGGCCATGAGCGTCATCACCAATCTGAACAACACGCAGATCGCGGACAAGTACTTCACCATCCATGGCAGCTACGTCGATGATTCAGGCGGCACGTATTCGTCCAGTGGTTATCGTCCGGCCGGTGCGATGGGCAATATCCCCACCGGTAAGACCGGCGGCCTGTTCACCGGTTATGGGGTTTCGATGCGCGGCTACGCCACTGGCGGCAGTGTCATCGAGGGCCTCCTGCCAGGCAAGGCGAGCATCACGGGCGGCGACAACATCACGTTGGCGAACGCGCGAGTCAAGAGCGGCGAATTCGTGTCCAATGTGAAATCCGTCGCATATTATGGCGCCGACACATACGCGGCCATGAACCGCCGGCAGATACCCAAGGAATCGTTCTCCGGCCGGGATATCGACGTGAGCGGCGTCATCGAGGAGATACGTTCCTTCCGCGAGCAGATCGGCCCAATCATCAGCGCGTATGCCCCGCAACTCGGCAAACGCGACTTACAGCGGCTCACCAAGGAGGTTTTGCGCACATGATGCACACGCTCACCTACACGTCAAACCGCGCCGGAACCGTGATTGATCTCGCCGACCCGGAGGGAATCATGTGCGGACAGATCCTGGAGCTACGCACCCGCACGTGGGAGTTCGAGCTCGGCTACCGGTCATTGCATGCCACGCGGCCCGCGAAGACCGTCAAGGTCACCGGGCTCGTCTACGGTATCCCGGCGCTCGAAAAGGCCGAGGAACTGTTCGACGCGGACATGTACGCCTACCTCAACGATGCCGCGAAACCCGGCGTCATCACGGTGGACGGATGGTCACAGACCTGCCTCGTGGTCGGCCACGAACCTGACTACACGTCACCCCTGCTCGTGCGCGGCGATTTCACGGTCGCCTTGCTTGACGGGGTGTGGCACAAACCGGTCAGGCAGAGCTTCAGCCGGTCGACGGCCCGCTACAACAGAGGCAAGGACTATCCCTACGACTATCGCTACGATTACGCGCCGACCCGCAACGTCAGCAGCATCGACAACCAATCCGCCCTGCCCTCGCGGATGAGGCTCACCATTTACGGGCCGGTCTCTACGCCGAGCATCATCATCGGCGGCAACAAGGTGATAGCCGACGTGAGCGTCCCATCCGGCGGCTACCTCATCATCGACGGCACCGGCTCACCACGCACGGCCGTGATGGTCGCCGCCAACGGCGACATCACCAACGTGTTCGACAAAACGCATCGCGACCAGGCCTCCAACGAATACGCGTTCGCCACCCTCCCGCCGGGACTGCAGCAGGTCTCATGGGATGAATCGTTCGGGTTCGACGTGGAGTACTGGTTGGAGCAGACGGGACTGCCATGGACCTGATCTGGACCAATACCGCTCACGTGCCGCAGGGCGAACTCGTCTCCCCCGCACTCGACCTGCAGTACGGCGACGAGCAGAATGATTTCGAACTCACTCACTCCACCCCCGGACTGCTGCTCTCCGACGGCTGCTACATCGGGGCGGAAGGCACCGAGTTCGGAGGCCGCGTCGACGCGGTGCGTATCACTGTGGATGACGGGCATGCCCTGTATACGCTCACCGGCCGCACATGGCACGGTTTGCTCGCAGGCAAGATCCTCCAACCCGACCCCGGCACCGACCGGCTCACGGTCTCCGGCGACGCCAACAACATCATCCGCACGATAATCAGCCGGATCGGACTGTCCACGGTGTTCGACGTGCCCTCGGAAACGAGCGGCATCACCCTCAGCAACTATTCGTTCCGCCGGTACATTACCGCGTGGGACGGGTTGCGCATGATGCTCACCGCGCAGGGAGCCAGACTCGACCTGACCTACACCGCTGGACGCTGCCGGATTCGCGCGGTCGCCGCCGACACGTACGGCGACGCGGACAGCGACCAGCGCATCAGTTTCGAGGCGCAACGCATCTGGACCCAAGTCAACCACCTCACGGGCCTGGGCAAAGGCCAGCTGCGCAACAGGGCGCGCAGCGACTGGTATGCGGATGCGTCCGGCAACATCTCCCAGACCCAGACTCTGACCGGCGACCGGGAGATAGCTCAGATCTACGAGCTCACATCCTCCGAAGGCGCCGAATTGTCCGACCAGACCAGGGACAAGCTCAAGGACATGTGGAAACAGGGCACCGTCGATTTGACGATCCCCGAGAACCTTGGCCTGCATATCGACGACCATGTGCGCGCCTACGATGCGCTGACCGGCGTCAGCGTGGACAGCCCCATCGTGCGCATCACCGTCAAACTCGCCAACGGCACACCAACCATCCGATACGAAGCCGGCCAATACAGTTGGCCCGATGAACAAGACTAAAGGAGCATCATGCCGAAACAGCCCAACATCACCCTCTACTCCTGTGATCGGCCTTCGTGCGTCAACAAAGAATACGTGTTGCCCAACGCGACGGCCAGCCCCAACTGGCACGAGGTCACGCGCGTCGACCGCAACGGCAACCAGAGGAAAATCCTTTTTTGCGAATCCGACTACCAGCAGTACCTACAGTTGGCCGAAAATCAGGACAAGGATTATGACCTCTGGCTCAACAAGTCCCTCAACGCGGAAGGTAAGTGATCATGGCAACAAATCTGCTTGTAACCGGCTCGCACGGCGGCGACGACCCGCACGTGGAATCGAAGCATGACGCGCTCATGCACGCCGCCATGCTCGGCCGAAGCGGATACATTTTGAAAACCCGGAATTGGACGATGAAACCGACGGCGAAGGATGCGAACAACATCACCATCCCAGCATGGGACCTCGTGGTCGAGGGCCGGCAGATCTACATCGCCGCACCGACCGACGTGAACATCCAATCCGGCTCGCAAGGGCAAAAACGACGCGATCTCATCGTGGCCCGGTACGCGTTGAACTCAGGCACCGGCGTAGAGACGGTCACCCTCGAAGCCATCAAGGGCAAGCCCAGCGCGGCCACGCCCGCGGATCCGGGCATCGAGACCGGCAGCATCATCGGCGGGGCCATCGTCTCCGACCTGCCACTCTGCCGCGTCAACCTCGACGGCATCACCATCACATCGATTGACACACTGGTCAATGTTCTCCAACCCCTAGAGGATGTGTGGGATTCCCTAACCCACACCGATGTCACGACCCTCATCAGTG